ATGTTTGATCCACTGCTTGCCATGATAAACGGGATCGGGAACGGAGAATTTTCAGACTACGGTTATGCAGCACGTGAAACGTCAATGCGAGCCATCGGGAACGCTAATCAAAGCATTATTGCCAACGGGATCAATACGGTTAGTGAAAATACTTCACAGGATGGCGGTGCAATTGAAAAACTGGGTACTATCATTAATAGTAAAAAAATATATTTGTCAATTGAGGATTACCGGAAAGCGGATCAGAGTTATACAACCATTGAAAACATTGCAAAACTATGACAGTCTATGAATTCACAAAGTCAATACCTTCAGAGAACGTGGATATTATGATGAAGGTGGGTATTTCAAACAAGACATTGAAAAACCAAATAAGTATATATGAAGCATTTTTAGAATTGATCAATAATCATGTTCCAAAAATGGAAGCATACATTCTTATATCCGAACGATTTTACCTATGCGATGAAAATGTTCGAAAAATTTGTCGAAAATTTAGTCAAGAAATTTCATTATAGACTTGTTTGTTCTCATAATTAAGTTTTTTCATTTCTTTTAAATTTTAAATTGTTTACCTAAAAAGCTGGGCTGTGAAGTTCGGCTTTTTTTATGGTAAAAATATATAACAACAAATGTTTGTTTTGGTAAAAAAATATAACAACATGTGTTATTATATTTCAATATTTTTGTATCAATCAAAATTAAATAAAATGATTGAAACAAGAATTTATAACGAGATCGCAAACGAAATTGAGTCAGTAATGATGTCATTTTGGGGCTATGAGAATTCTGTCTTTTCAGCCGAAACCGTAAATGCACTTTTTGACAATAACCCGGATGAAAAAGATTTCATGTTTCACATTCACTGTCCGGGTGGATCAACCACTGAAGGATTGACAGAATATGACTTGATCCGCAATAGCGGTAAAAATATCTTCATGAACATTGATGGTGAATGCCACTCAATGGCTCTTACCCTTTTACTTGCCGCACCCATTGAAAACCGTACTGCTAACCCGAATTGTCGGGCATTAATGCATCAAGTCAGAGGTTCATCCTGGGAATCGCTTACCGCTTCTGAATTTCGTGAGATGGCTGAAACGGTTGAAACGGAGCAAAACGCAATCCTCGACATTTACGCTGAACGCACTGGCACAGACCGGGCAGTCCTTGAAACTAAAATGAAAGAGGAAAAAATCAGAACCGCACAGGAGCTTTTGGATTTAGGATTCATTTCAAAAATCAATTCATATAACACCAATTACAAACCAAAAACACAGACTACAATGGACAAAAAGAAACAAGAAGTAATGAATGCAGCCGATTCATTCATTACAAAGCTGAAAAATTTCTTTGGGGGAAACGGTAGTACAACCAACACAGACTTTAAGGGAGATAATGGGGAAGTTGCTTTTTCCGCTGATTGTCCTGATGAAGAAAGCCTTGCTGAAGGTGTAAATGCATCACCCGATGGAACTTTTGTATTGCCAAGTGGAAAAGAGGTTACCATTTTAAACGGAGTGATCACAGCTGTTGAAGATGAAAATTCTGATGATACTGAACTGGAACAGCTTAAAAAGAAATGTTCCGATTTGGAAACTGAAAACGAAACATTGAAAGCAGCACAGACACAGAATGAGAATCTTAAAAATTTATTGACCGAATCAGAATCGGTTATTACGAATCTGAAAGCACAGATCGGAAGCACTTACGTTGCCGGGGAACGTCAACAGAAACCTAAAACAGTTCCGAATCAAACCAGTGAGGAAAGGAAAGCAGAAATTAAAAATAAACTTAAAAAATAAGGAGGAAATAAATTATGACTGGAATAGATTTAGCGAAGTTTGATTTCACACCGGAACAAATTCGCGACATTAACGAACTTTTATTTGATGAAATTCTGCAAGCTCCGGACCTGAATTTCTTACATACAATGTTTTCGACCATTGTAACGGGTAAAGAAATTGGATTTATCGGTGAAGGTGGATTAGTAGGTATTAAAAAACAGACTTGCGGTAATGGAATTACTTCGCAGGATTGGGCTGTAGGAACACGTAGAAAGACATGGAACCCCAAAGATTGGGAAATCCGCTTAGACATTTGTGCTGATGACCTACTGAACACAGCAGTCGTTTACGCAATGAATATTCACGCTAAAGTGGATGATCTTACCGATACCGATTACATGGCAATCATGGTGAAGGTATTGACCGAAGCAATTAAAAAATTCTTATGGAGATTGATATGGTTCAATGATGTTGATGCCGATAATTTTGCCGACAACGGATTAATTACTAATGGTATTGATCCAAAGTATTTTAATGTTATTGATGGACTCTGGAAACAGCTAATTGCTCAAACCGTTGCAGCTCCCGGACAACTCGTAAATATAGCAGCAAACGGAGAAGCATCCACCGCCTTACAATTTTCCAAACTAACAGGTGACATTGTATATTCAACTTTGGATCAGTTGTTATTTAACGCACCTATTCTGTTGCGTCAAAGTGCGACAGCGGTTATTGCTTGCACACAATCATTTGCTGATGGATACCAACGGTATTTGGAAAGCAAAACCAATATTCCACAGGCTTACACTATCCTTCAGGATGGAATTAAGGCTTTAAATTTCCGTGGAGTCAGCTTAGTTCCATTCCCAATTTGGGATGAAATGATTCGCTCTTTCCATAACAATGGAACGAAATTGTATAAACCTCACCGGGCTATTTTAATTGAAAAACAGAACCTGGGAATAGGAACACCTTCCGGAAGTGCGTTCGACTCGCTGAATATGTGGTATGAAAAAAAGGATCGTAAGAACTACATTGAAACATTTGATAAATTGGATGCTTTGGTTCTTAACGAAGTTCGGTTTATGGCAGCACTATAAAAACAGGGTGGTGTAAAATCCACCCTTTTAATTATTAACAATATAATTATTAACATTATGAACTACGGAGATTTAACAGCAAATATTGTTGCAGCCGATGCGGACAAACCCGTTACCTTGGGCGTAGAAAGTGAAGCCATATTAATTAATATTAGTGATGTGGATCAAACACTTACAACCATTGTAGGTGGTGTAATTACTAATTTAGTCTTGAAGGCCGGGAAAAAGGCATATTCTTTTGATACGCTGAATCATGGACTTGACTTTGATGATAAATTGAAAAAGGGAAAATACCGCAAAATGTTTACTCCTTCAACTATCCTTAGAGTTTTCGATAAGACACAGGATATTAAATCCCGGATCATGGAAATATCAAAAGGGATATTTATTGTGATCCTGAAAAATAAATCCTTTGATACAGTGGGGGCAACGAAATATGAAGCATACGGTTTTTATTCAGGACTGGAATTGAATGATTATGTATCAAATTCAACAGATGCCGATGGTGTTGTTTACTCACTTACATTGGGAACAAATGACAATGCACCAGAACCATCGCTTCCTTTATCAGTATTCAAAACTGATATTACCACTACCGAATCAATGATTAAGGCTTTGATTTACACAGCGGGATGATAACCGATTTTGAGATACTACTTCAATCTAAAGGACAATTCAAAAATTCTACTGAATTGTCCTTCAGATTAGAAAATGATTTTGAATTCAGAAAAATCATTGAACGCTTATCTAAACTCTATTTAGGTCGAATAGTTTCAGGATGTTCAAACTGCTATTTTGATGCCTACATGGAATTAATACATTTCTCAAAAACAAAGGCTATGGAAAAAGACAAATGTTTATTCTCACTTCGAGCCGGGGCTGTACTTGAAGATATAGATGGTAATAAGACAACAACGAATGTAAATCTTACAAATGAACTTGCCATATATCATTTAAAAAGGACACCCTCATATATAAAGTATTTCACGAAGATTCCGGAAAATTTAGATGAACTATTAAATCCAGTGAAGAAACCAAAAAAATAATAACCATGAAGGCCAGTACACTTAAACCTCAAAAAAGACAAGAAACCCGCAATGAGTATTGGTTACAAATTCAAACGAATGGGAAATACAACGATTACCCTCAACGAGTAATTGAAATTGTGGATGCTTCAGGTACTGGATCAAGTTGTGTTCGCACATATTCATCTTTCATACAGGGTAGGGGTTTTAATATCAAAGAATTCTTTCAGGCAGTTGTAAACCGTAAAGGACAAACACCGGATTACTTGCTTCAACAGGTAAGCGATGATTATGCTAAACAAGGGGGATTCGCCCTACACGTCAATTACAACGCACTTTATCAGATTATTGAAGTACAACATATCCCATTTGAAAATGTAAGGTTTAAAAACCTTGATGTGGACTATCATTTCAATAAGATAGCGATCCATGAGGATTGGGGTAGGAGAAACATCCGCTTAAAACCTTTCAGAACGAGTGATATTGATTTTATAGACTTTTACGATCCAAACGCTTTAGTAATTCAGGCACAGGTCGATGAAGCGGGTGGTTGGGGAAACTATAAAGGTCAGATTTTTTATTAT